ACTCTGGATCATTAGAATATTGATAAACAACTTTATACTCTAAAGTCACATCTTCACGCTCCTTTCTTTTAATTAATCATCGATGTTTTCTTGTGCGCCCAATAGCTCTACTAATATCTATAGCAAGGTCCCTTTCTTTTTGTTCGTACCTTCGCCTTTCAAATTTAATCTTTTCAGCAGCAGCCTTATAAGATTTATATTTATCACATTTATCCCAACAAGCAGCACGACGTTCATTACAATTTTTACAAGGTCCATCTATTTTAGCCATGCTGCACCTCCATTATTTATTACTTAAATCATATATGACTCCTAAATATGCATCGCCTGTCATATCAATCAAGAATTCATACCCATACACCCTATAAATTTTACATATATCGTTTGTTACTCTTTCCATAGAATATTTTGTTTCTAAGCTTAGCTCATCAGCCTTTTCATATATGGATTCCGCTATTGCTGGAGAACAATCAAGACAGTTTCCAATACGACAAATAATTTCAACGTCCTTAGTTCTGTAATCATTACATTCGTCAAAATTAACCCACTGCCGGTGATTACCGCCATTGACTGGCTCATTTTTTTCGTGCCGGTCGCAGTTAGTGTTAGTACAGGTTTTCTCCATAAATTTGTTACTTCGTATGCAGTAGGCTTTGTCATTCATTGTTTATCACACTCCTGTTTTCTAAAACCCGCAAAGTATGCTATACCACAATTTCCATCTTTACACTTGTGCGGTATCTGCAAGGGAGCTTCATACAAATATGGATTTCCCGCAAACTGTTGGTTTTTGATAACTTTACCTATAAGAACAGGCAACGCATCATATGGGACTTCATGGGAATCTCCATATAGTAAAAGTGTCTCACAGAGCGCACATTTATATACAGCATGATATTTATTCATTCTTCATCCGACCAAAATAAAATGCTAAAAATGCACACATAATCGCAGATTCAATCAATAGTGCTAAATTCTCTCCTACTTCAATCATTCTTTGTATGCTCCTCCATCTTTTCGATTTCTTTTATCCACTGCGGAAGACTCTCTCCCCTATAGATGTACCAATCTTCTGACCCTGGCCAATCTTCCACGAAATAACGTGCTTCTACTGGCAGCGCTTTTACGAATTCTCTCGCTGCAACCAAATTACGCAAATGTTTTCCTGGTATTATTATGCGTAGCCTATAAGCTGTTCGGCTATAATTAAGCCCATGGCTTGTTGCCCACGTCTGTTTTGATGGATCAGAATTTACTGTTAGCCACTGGCAGTTTTTAATCATTCTAATTCCACGCTTTGTATCTACAGGACACATTCCAAGCGTAAGCCCCTGTCGCTTAATACTTTCAACATCCATAGCCGCACAAAAATGAAATAATTCTCTGCTCCTACTCATATCCTCAACACCTTTCAATCATCACATATAGCTTGGCCGCAGTATTTGCAATAATGAGCATCATCATCTACTAATTTCCCACACACAGGGCATTTCCAACGTAAACCATCATCTGATAACAAGGGACTTAATTCTTGTGGTATCTGTTTTTGAGTAGCTTTTTTACAGCTCTCTAAAGCAGATAAAACTATTCTTTCAAGCTCTGTCATTTTCTTCATCGTCCCGTCTGTTCCATAAATCCCTTAAACGTTTATTTTCTATCAGTATTCCACCAATGTTATCTTTTAAATCATCTATAGCATCAAGTATGCCATATGGCGTCTGCGCTTTACCGTTATCATCTCTTGTTAGTATCTCTACAATAAGCTCTGCATTTCTTCGACAATTCAACATAAACAGTATCTTTCGCTTTTTGTCACCAACTTTTTCAAAAACACAATGGTATTTTAAACTAGAGCCAACATAATATTTGGTCATCTACTCCACCGCCTTTGCTAATTTAACTGGATATCGGCTCAAACTACGAATCATGTAGTGCATAAGCTCAACTTTACGGCCGATGTTTAAAGTCATATGTCCTGACTTATTCAATTCTGTTATCTTAGCATTTTCCGGATTATATCCCAGTATCCCAATACCATGCGATATATGGCGGTAAATTTCTTCTTTTGCACTCGGATTATACAAAAGCTCTGTTGGTAAAACTAAATAATTATAATTGCCACAAAAAGATAGTTTTGCCTTACTTTTCATATCCGATAAACTTACCTTAATTTCATACGATTTGAATTCATTTTTACTATTCATAGTCATAAAATCTACATATTCATCACCATAACCAGCCCCCAGGCAAACTTCATAGCACCCATACACGCCGGCCTGATCAGCTTTGGTATAATACAACAGCGCTTTTTTTATTTCTTTCGTCAGTTCCGTTTCAGCCATTTCAACATCTCCTATTCTTCTCGAAAGTCAATATCTGGGTACTTATAAAGCAGCATCTTTTTCTTCAACAAATACACCTGCGTCCGCATCCCTTTTGTATCGACGTAATATATATGCCCATCAGCTTCCGTCACCTTGAAATCAGCCTTGTAAATGATCGGCCTTATCTTTTTACCGTCTCTCTTATAACCAGGCTGTAAAACAAATTTTGGCTGTAGTTCAACCTCTTTTACTGT